TTCACGATTAGCAAAGCTAGTAAGCATAGCCCGAATTTCGTTATTCTTAAATTTAGGTATGTAAGATTCCAAGTAGTTTGTTCCAACTTGGACATCCGACTGCGTAAAGAGTCTAAGGATCTGTGTAATATGGTTTCTTTCAACATCGGTCAGCTTCCCATTGTTCCACTGAGCTACATCATCTTGTAGCTTAGCTTCCCATTCTCCCCAGTGTACCTTCTCATGTGAGATTGCTTTTTCCACAGCCCATGGATATTGAAACGGCTTGTACGTTTTTGATTCTTCAAGCACAGACATTGTGTCTTTACTCCGCATAATTATTAAAGGAAAAAAAGCCGGTAACTGGACCGGCGCAAGAGGTAGTTATACTCAGGGAGGGAAATTAGTCAACGTCTTTTTTGTGTAATTGATTACGTAGTTCGTTAACCTGTTGACGCAGTTGGACAATTTCTTTTGCGGCTAAATTGGCTAGGTGATCTGGCACAACTTTAGTGACCCATGTGCCATCTTCATTCTCTTCCACAGCTTCTAATGCCTGAGCTTCACGCAGTGCTTTGAGTAGGTCAAACTCTTCTTCAAAATCAATACTCATTATTCTTTCTTCTCCAGTTCTAATTGGATCAGCCTGCTTTCAATCTTAGCTATCTTCTTAGATTTGTTCTTGACCGAAGCCTTGAGTAGCTTCATCCAAAGCTTTAGCAATTTCTGCTCCACGTTTCGTGCTGTCATCAAATATCCTATTACTAATGCACTGTTCATATATATTCCAAAGCTCCTCGAAGCGCATCTCAGCGAAGATCTCTAGCCCAAGTAAGGCATTCACCATCTGATCCTCATCCATGCGCTCAGCGGACGTATACAAAGCCTTGATGTCATCCGATGTGCGCCATGCTTTCATGATTGCTTCTTCTAAATCAAAGCGATCAACAGGTGTTCCCCTGTCATTCATGTGTGTGCCGTTAATCTTCATTGTGATCCTCATACCCTTCATGTTCATCATCATAACAGCCATGTAACTGTGTGAAGAACTCATCTAATCCTGAGTAGCACATAGCGCAGAATGCGACAGGTAGTATACCTAAGTATCCATCAATGCCACCTTCAAGCTCAATGTCGAACTCACAGTGGCACACTGAACATACAAGCTCGTTATGGCTTCTATCTTTCTCTGTCGTCACGTACTCTGCCGGTCCTATTGCTATGTGTAATAATTTTCTTCTTGCCATTTCTTACCCCTGACATGAGATACAATCTTCACCTTCACTGTCAGATGTAAAATCTTTTAATGCGTTACGTTCAACTAATGCGCCGACTTTGTCAGCACTCACACCGGCATTGGTGCGAAGGTAATACAATCCTTTGAGACCATCTTTCCACGCCTTGATATGCACTGAGTTGACATAGGCTTTCGGGCTTCCCGCAGGAAAGAATAAATTAACGCTTTGTCCTTGACAGATGAATTCCTGACGCTTGGCCGAATGTTCCACAACCCACGATTGGTCAAGTTCAAACGCAGTTTTAAACGCTTTGCGTTCTTGCTCGCTGAGGAATTCCAAATGCTGTACCGACCCCTCATTAGAAATAATAGACTTCCACGTTGTTTCAGTATTTTCACCGTGTTCCTCCAGAACTTTTTCTAATGCTTTGTTCTTAACCAGATGCGCACCTGCACGTGTTCTGTGCGTATACGCATTCGACTTGATAGGTTCAATAGATGCACTGCACCCGCATATGATAGACGAGTTAGCATTCGGAGCAATCGCAAGTAGGTGAGCATTACGCCGTCCTGTACCGACCATATCAGGGCAGACACCTCTTTCTTTACCCAGTTCATATGTGGACTCCAATGCATCCTCTTTGATCTTCTTGAACATCTGATAGTTCTCACTAGCCGCTTGCCAAGATTCCCATGCAATACCTTTGTTCTGTAAGTATCCATGAAAGCCCATCGCACCTAAGCCGATGGACCGTTCCATGTATGCACTGAACTTAGCTTTCTCTAGTTCTTCTGGAGCATTGCGGATAAAGAATTTAAGGACGTTGTCCAAGAGTCGTACCAAGTCTTGAACCATTCTGGTGTCTCGCCACTCATCCCACTTTTCAAGGTTGACTGAGGAGAGACAGCAAACTGCTGTGCGTTCTTCAGATGTAGCGAGATGTATTTCATTGCAGAGGTTACTGCCTCTAATTGAGAGTCCAAGTGCTCTTTGAGAATCTGGTAACCCTCTGTTTGCTGTGTCGATAAAATTGAGGTAAGGCGAGCCTGTTCTGAAACGAGCTTCAAGTATTCTTTGCCACAATTCTCTAGCTTGGATTGTAGATCTGATAGCTCCTGAATCAGGGCATCGTAATTCCCATTGTTCTCCATTTTGTACTGCCTCCATAAAAGCATCTGTGATGTTAACTGCGTTAAATAAATTAAAGCATTTACGGTTAGCGTCCCCTCCAGTTGGGACTTTAAAGTTTACAAACTCAATGATCTCTGGATGCGATACATCGAGGTATGCGGCGTAAGATCCTTTACGAGTCTTGCCTTGTTTGTACGCAGTCATCTGACTGTCTACGACTTTTAAAAAAGGAATCACTCCCGGTGCTTTGTCACTGACAGGGCGTACATCAGCCCAGTGACCGCCGACTCCGCCACCCTTTACGGACAGCCAAGCAACTTCAGCATTATGGCTGATGAGAGACTCAAGATTGTCACCAACATAAGTAAGAAAGCAAGAGATCGGCAATCCCTTTGGCTCACTTCCTTCAGCCGGTGCGTTTGAAAGGACAGGACTAGCGAACATAAACCAACGCTTACTAGCATAATCATAAATACGTTGAGCGAAGTCATTGTCACCCTCACAATATGCAACTGATGCACGTGCAAATGCATGTTGAGGAGATGTCTCATCCTCTAGCATGTAGTAATCTTTAAGCAGAGCAATAGCTTGCTCAGAGAGATCATCGTCTCTGCTTATGTCTATCTTTATTCCCAGATAATCTGTTTCCATTAACTAATTCCTTCAACAGATATTTCACATTTTCTGAGGTCTGCACCCGGAATGTCATACATACACGCATCGAGTACTTCTGACACAATTTCTGTGATTCCATCTTCATGCCTATGTTCAGGCGAAACTTCAGTTATATCTATTTCAAACTGTAAGTCAACCTTTATTTCAACTGCCATTACCAATTGACTCCTTCCGTTTTCTTCATCAACTCAATCATCTTTTCCAGATACCATTGAGCCTTACGTGCGTTCTCAATTGGGTCACCTTTGTTCCACAGGCGATGCAACATGTACTTAAGAACATTGCCACGGCAGTACGAGATAGCGTCATACTCCCCTAAGACATCTACAATAATATCATAAGTTTCAAACTGTCCGGTATTGTAGTGCTTAGGCTTTGTGACCATATCAAAGATCTCATCTTCAACTGTGTCTTCAATCATTGCGTTTAGCTCAGAGGTTAGTTCAGAGCGAATATCTTTCAGACTCATTATGCATTCCCGTGTGTCTTAGTATCAAAGTCTAATGTTATAACTTTACCGTCATGACTACGAGTAAAGGTTGGCTGTTCTTCTGTACCTATAATTTCTTGCATAGATTCTGCGAACATAGTTGCGAAAGTATTTTGCATGTATTCACAGAATTCCTCATCCTGTTCCATTAGGGTGATACAGGATATCAGCATACCACAGATAGAGCGCATATTAACTGTCTCGTCATCTGTAAGATTATGATTGATCTCCTCTTCCATGTGTACGCCCATTGCGCCAGTGAACTTACCAGCTTCATCAAACTCTGGAGTCATGACAACCGCGAACGATGTTGTCTTCTCTTCTTCTGTCATTATATTACCTACTAATCTTTTTGAATGGGAACACAACTAACTCTGCAGGCATTTGTTTTTTCTGCTTCTCCAGTATCCACTCTTCCGGGACATCTCTGTCTGCGTACAGAAAATCATGCTTAACGCACCAGTCTGCGTATGTAGTCTTTGCTCCCTTACGTAACTTTGAATTGCTATTGCTGAATACGAATCTGATATCCAGATTTGGGTGTTGCTTCTTAATTGCCAAATGTTTCATGCGATCAGCAGGCGTGAACCTGCCTTTCGTTTCTATGATTATTCCATTTGGTAATAAGAAGTCTGGAGTGTACTTCCGATAGGTCAGATCTTCCCACTCAATCTTGATACACTCGTACTTAGCATTACATTTCCGACTTTTGAGAGAGTCACGAACGATATGCTCAAGACCAGAACGATAGCCGTGCCTAAGCGCGTTTCTTCTTATCTGGCTTTTCTTGTTTATATTCATCTGCAATTTCTACGTAAGGTACTATAGGAGGCTCTTTCGCTTGTGATGCGAGAGAAGGTAGCTCCTGAAGTTCAGGCCAACATTTATGTCTGTACTTACACCAACTACATTCCTCACCTAATATCTTATTTCCAGTAGGCTTCTTTCGGAATGTCTCTTCAACTGGTTCAAAGCACTTAACGAATTGATTTGATTGAAGTTTATCTGCTTTGTCTTTGACTTCATCAATGATGTCATCGACTTCTGGCTTCATGTCCCACGCAGATATGTATTTGAATTCTCCGTTAGCCTTGTTAACAACCCACCATCCGCCCGGATCAACACCTAAAGCTTTAGCGTACCCTGCAAGCTGACCCACGTAACCAAAAGCATCATGCTCCTTGAGTGTTGCATAGTCTTTGAACTTGTTCTTGTAGGACCACTGTGATGCTGACTTAATATCATCAACACGCTTGTCCATGATCAAGTCATGGGTGCCATCGATCTTGTGTCGTCCTGCAGTCAGTGTTGATTTAAAGCCATCGCTAAATTCTACACCGGCTTCAGTCAGTACACCTTTGAAGACAGCTTCTACGATGTCTCCAATCATCATGTTCATTAAAAAGTTCGCAGGAGGTTCAATACCTTCTTCTGGCTGATTCTTATCGAACCACAGTTGGCAGTAAGGTCTCCCGATGTTTGACATGCGTAGGCTGAACTTACGTTCCTTGCCATCAAACTGCTTCTCAACAGCTTCTTTTACATCCCTAACAATGCGAGCAATTGTGGCATCTGACATGCCACGCTTGCCCTTACGAACATCCTCTAGATACCGATGTATCTTAATCTCTGAAGGATGCGTAACATTCATCAGTCTTCACCAACTTCAATGTCGATAAAGTCTTCAACCAATGACTCGTCCTCAGCTTCCATTTTCTCAGAACGCTTCTCGTTCCATGCGGATACGATGTAGTCATTGTAATTATTAATCCACTCAAGGAAGTCACCAAACTTAGTTTGATCATCCTCAGTGAGATCAATAGACGTAGCTATGTCTAAGCTTGCTGTTGGCAAGTAGAACTTAGCTCCAGTTGGGATGGAACGCTCATCGCTTCCACACTCGATCCAGTGCTGTACTGGCAGTCTGCGTTGCTTGGCTAACTGAGTGAAAGGCTCACCCATAGTCTTGAATGCATCCCTGTTATCTACTTCCCAGATAAAAGGTTGGACATCCATGTCCGTTTCATTGCCTTCCGCATCCACCGGATTGACAAGCTCGACTTCACCCAAGATGACACGAACACGTTTGATCTGCTTGATCAGTGTCTTTGTGTCTTCAGGTAAAGCCTGAAAGTCTTTGATGTAACCTGCGGGCTTACCACAGTTAAGACCACCTGTGTTGTCCTTCAGGTCCCCATTGAGATCATCTGCCATCAATGTCTTGATATACAGATTGTTATTGGAGTCATAGCGTTTGTACATAAAACGCTGAACGAACACGCGAAGCTTGACACTTTCTGCATACACAAAGGTGTCATCTGGCAATTGAAGACGATACATGCCTGCGGGCACAACCTCCATGTTCTTCATCTTACCCTTCACTTCAACCTGTCCCATGACTGGTTGATTCCAAATACGAAGACGAGGCAGAGTCGATGACTTAGCCTTTGTGTCTCCACCCATGTCTTGTGACATGCCCATGGCTTTCGCCATCTCTGCAAAGTTCCCTGTGTTCAGGGTAGCAACTTGATTTGTCATTTCAGACCTCCTGTTGGTCTAGCCAGTTTACACCCATTTTAGCCTCAAGTAAAAGGGGTACGTTGAAATTAATTTGGAATTTATCATCTATAAGTGATTTTAATCCACTGTTTATATCACTTATGAGTGATATTACCTGTGCCTCTTCATCGGGATGCACATCGATAACCACAGAGTCATGCACAGAGTTTACTAGCATCGATTCCATTCCATTGAGTCGCTTACTCAATTCAATCAGTACAACAGGAACAATGTCTGCAGTTGCAAACGACTGAACCGGATAGTTCTTGACTGCCGTAAAATCGGTGATGGTCCCATTTCTTCTCCGCTTGACATTTGGGAAGGCGAATTGTCTTCCGCTTGGAGTGGTAATCTTGCGATGAGATAGTACCTCTGTAGCTAATCGTTGGTGCCATTGTCCAATTCCTCTGTATTTGTCAGTGAACTGCTCGTAGTAGGCCGCTTCTGCAGGTGTTCTTCCAAAGCCTGTTGCTCCGTAGAGTGGAGCGAACGTGTGCGCTTTCGCCTCCTGCCTGCTAATTGTCTGACCCGCTTCCGAAATGACTTTTGCGGTGTACGAATGGACATCAAAACCCTCCGATACTTCCTTGATTGCGACATCATCCTGTGACAGAAAGCCTGCCACCCGGAACTCTAGCTGAGCAAAGTCAGCTTCCATAATCTTACCACCTGTAAATCTGGACTTGAACACCCGTTTTACAGGAAATGTACCGCCACGTGGCATGTTCTGCATGTTAGGGTCCCGGCCTGAGAAGCGACCAGTAGCAGTCATGTGCTGAGTAAGGCGAACATGAAGCTTACCATCTGGCTTAACGAAAGTCCTGATACCGTCCACGAAACTACTAAGGTAAGTATCAAGAGCACTGAGTCTACGAATCTTGGAGAGGAAGTTAACTGCCTCATCCATGCCTTTAGATTTTGCGACACGTTCTAGAAACTCCAGATTACTTTTACTAGTGCTGAACCCATTCGCACTGTGCCACTTAACTGAAGGGGCAGTGAACTTGAGTCCCGCAAGTTGATTAGTGTCTTTCAGTACGTAGCCTGCACCGTTACATGTAGCGCACTTACTAGGCTTCTTGAAGTCAGATCCATCTTTCTTCTTTTTATAGTAAGTACCATTACCTCTGCAGTCCTTGCACTTTTCAGCCCTAGTCTTGCGAACAGGTGTCGTTGAGCTACTGGTGAGTCGTTTGAACTGTTCCTGACTCATATACGGATCAGCATCCATGGCCCATTGAGTTTTGTTCTTGGGCTTACGTGAATACACAATCCAAGATAACTGTTCAGGCGAGTTCAGATTAATAGGTGTGTCACCCATCAATTCCTTAACTACCAGTTGTAGTTCGTTCTGCAGATCAGCCCGTTCATTTTCAAACTGTATACGCACATCTTCCAATGCATTCTCATCTACTGTGAATCCATTCTGGTAAATACGTGCTAGGACCACACATGTCTCCATTGTCAGATCGACAACAGGCATGAGACCCCGATTAACATCATCCCGGTAATCGAGGCTCTGCTCGTAGTACAAAGAGAATGTAGTCTGTAAGTCAGCATAGAGATAATCTTTAAGCTCTTCATATGGGATAGCATTAATAGCCATGCCCTGCTTCATGTAGTTCTTCAGAGTGTCCTGTTTCTTGACAGGTAAATCCCTACGCTCAGCGACTGCTTCAAGGGACAATGGTTGTTTCTGTCCTCGCTGAAGGACATACTCAGCTAGCATGGTATCCCATACTGCGCCATCGTATTTGAAACCAGTCTCCCAGATCCACAACAAATCATGATTAATGTTATGACCAATCAGTAATGTTGTTTTATCTAATATTGCTTGTATCTCATCGCAGTCTTGTTTGCGATACTCATACTTGCAATCGTATTCAATGTGATCAAACGTGTAGTGCTTAGGCTCTTCACCTTCCACCTGAATGCCAATCATAACCAAACTATTTGTTGGCTCATATGGATCAAGATGCAATTTGCCATCGCGTTTAGTCACAGTGTTTTCAACATCAAGAACAACTTTCATGTATCGACACCTTCCATAAATCTTCAATTGATAAGTTGTAGCATGATGATTTGACGACGTAGCCATTGTCAGGGTCTATGTCGCCTTTGTTCATGAACCGGGACACTTCGTAATATGTATCACGAGGTATCATACCCAAGAACCATGCCACGCTGTAATCGTTTTTTACACGTACAAATGCAAAGTTATCGCACTGCTGATGGGTGCTCAACTTAGCCACGCTACAATCGTAATGAGGCAAGGGAGTGACTGACGTTCTCTTTGTCTTCACATCCACAGTCTCTCCGTTAGTCAGTACTAAATCGTAGTCATAGGTGTTTTGCTGTGTAGCATTAAGCAGTTCAGCCGTAATTATTTCACCTATAAAACCTGCGATGTTGCCCTGACCTTTAGTGATGCTGTTGTGAAGCTTGCCCATTTCAACAGCTTGATCACGAGCACTGATAAGTTGGTCATCCCTAACTTGTATCTCAATCATGCCGTATACCTACCCACTTGATACTCCAATCTAACTGTAACGTAACCATGCCACCCAGTCAGTTTGTTTTTCACTGAGTTAATGTGACGTTGATAGTCGTCCTCATCCTGTCCTTCGACTGGGGGATTCTTGCTGATTAACAGCATGAGATCGGCCTCAGATGCCTTGCCAGTTTTACTGCCTTCCATCATGGATTGGTTCAGGACAATCTTTCCCTCTGCTTCAGCAGACAACTGCGACATGTAAAAGATGGCACAGCCATATTCCTTAGCAATCTGACGTGCATGAATAGCGCAGTTCTTTAGTCCTTCATGAGACTGATCACCAGCAAACTTGTCGCCCATGTCGAGCACAAGGATGTCAGGACTATAGGTTTTACATACCGACTCAACCCACGCCATGTCCCGGCCAGTAGCATCCTTAATCTTGATATGCTCTTTGAGCTTAGACCATCTCTGCTGTGCAGTACGTGGACTAGCCTTAATCTCTTTGAGAGTCATACCAGATGCGGCAGTGAGGTAGCGAGCACCAACACGGTGTGTCCCCTCTTCGTTACATAATATAACGCACTTGGCACCTTGATGTGCAAAGCCATCTGGACCGGCAATCATGCTTGCATGGAAAGAGGTCTTACCAGTGTTAGGACGTGCCCCAACCACAACCAAGTGACCATCGTTGACACCGCCTACACGGGTTGCCAATGTGGGAACATTAAATGTCCAACGCGCTTCGAGATCATTCTTCTCAAGAAGTGTCTCAATCTCCAAGTCATCCCACTCAATATTAAGATCGGGCAGGAAATCATCACGATACTGCTCAAGCATATTGCGTAGTGGCTCTAATGTAGACTGCGTACCATTAACGTAGTCAAAGCCGATGTTTGCAATCTCTTCTCCAAGGTATTGCTGAAAAAGTTTACTTAATATTTCTTGTGCTACGTCATCCCCAATGGGACGTTCATCTCGTAGCTTTTGAAATATTCCTCTGAACCCATGCTTTTGGGCAGTCGTCATTGTGGGATCAGATGCGAAAAACAATCCTTCGATCTCGTCCACTGTCAGATCACGATTATACTTTTGCATTGAAGCATCAATCATGGTCTTGATCTTGCCAACTTCTTTTGAAAACAGACTATGAGGGCACTTAGCTCCCTTGTGTGAATCGTAGAAGTCTTTATTCAGCAGACTCTTGATGATAGCCAATTCCATTATGATGGCACCTCGTTGTAGTACCTAATAATAAGATCCAATGCATCAATGTGCTTCTGAATCTCAGCAAGGTCTGTGTCACGATCATCGTCAAACACAGAGAACTCAATTTCACCCTTTGACCGGGCATTGTAAGAGTCCATGAAATCATCCATGCATTCTTTAAGGTCTGTCACAACAATTGCGTGAACAGTTTCGACTGAAGCTTCAATCTTCATCTTTTTTCTCCTGTTTGTTACCAAAGATTCTGTCCCAGTTATCACGATACTTCTGTGTTGGAACCCTAGTTACAATTTCTTTTGGCTTCTCACGACTATTGATCCAGTCCTGATTGCGCTCATGCATGGAGTCACGCCAGTGCTTGGGCTTGTCACTCATTGAGTCCCTCCTTATCATCCCACCACTCGACTGATTCAAAGTCGAATCGCTCGTGCGCTACTGTATACTCTTGTATGAGCATGTCAACAGCTTCAATGCGTCTGCTAATCTCAAATGCATCCCGCTCAGGATCACCGTGTACATAGATACTTCTAGATACACCATCCTTTACAGATAGATAGTCATCTATTCTATGCTGACGATACCTGCGTAACTCAGCCACGAGTATGCCATCTGACAAATCACTCAGTGTATCTCGCAAATTGTTTTCATCAATTTCAATCTCACTGAAAAATTCAATTAGGTTCATGCGTTCTCTCCTTTGCATAGTATTCCTGTGCATAACTAGGAATGTATTCCCATTTTTATGCGCATAATAGTGTTACATTCCACATTTTTATGCGCATACTTATGTTAATACGTTTCAAAATATGCAACGTATAAGTATACATATGTTAACGAAAGCAACTTATGTGTACACATACGATGCATATCTGCATCACTCCTGTGCACAATGGGCAAGGTGAATGTACTCACGTGCCTCATACTTACTAATCTCTTCTTCAAGTGCGGGGTAATGCACACTGGCGGGTACAGCTACACCTTCCTTCGGTGTTAGCGTCTCAGCCATGGCTTTGAACTTATCGTACTTAACTTGATCATCGGCCATGTCAGCTTCGTTAGCCAAGAAGAGTGCCCACAGATATGCGCACTCACCAGTCAGACCTGATCCACCATAGGCACGTTGGATGTACGGGACTTTACTCATGCTTGTTTTCTCCAAGGTTTTGTGATTGTCCAGTGACCAAATGGTACAGGACCATGCCACTCCCGGTCAAACTCTGACGGCTTCTTACCACCCTTTGCTATCGTTTCTAACCTCTTTTTAGCGAGAACTTTTGGATCTCTGTACGGCAAATCGACACCGCTCTGTCGCAGTGAAGTTAATTTAGCTTTAGTTGAGGCGTGAGTGATACCTATTTTGAGTGAGATCTCTTCAAAAGTTAGCCCCTCTTTGTAAAGTTTGATCAACTCATCCACTTGCTCTTGCGTCCAAACAACAAACGCCCTTTTCGCTTTAGCCATTTAGCATCTCCTTCAGTGCTTGCACATCATTACTGCGCATATACTTTAAATCATCAGTCAACTTGAGTCCACGTACATTTGATAGGTACGGGCGTAGGTCCTTCACGATAGCCACAGTTTTTGTGAACGCATCGTGATCCAATGCAACGATCACTTTATTGTATCTAAAATACTTATTGAAAAACCATTTATGAAAATCAGTTAACTGTGTCCCTAGAAGTGCGACACCGACAACATTAGGAAACATATTACCTAACGTGTACGCGCTGATAGCATCTTCCACAACGACCATGGTATCACCTTCACCATACATGTACGGTATGGGCGATGACGCATAGCGTAGCCACTTAGGTTGCCTGTTAAACACAGACCTACCCACAGCATCCACAATCATGCCGTTATGCCACACAGGGAATACAACACGATCCTGTCGAATGTCATACATAACATCAGCACGATCAATGCCCCACGTGTTCATGAACATATTTACTTTATTTTCATCCGGGATATTTGGATTAATAAATGCGGGCAGTTCAAATGCCCGGTTAACGGCAGATTCAAACTCTTGGTCTGATCCTTTACCATTTTGTGACAGTCTTGTCTTGATATCAAAGACTGACATATTTCTGTGCAGAGCACCGGCAATGCGGCAACTATTCTTGTAACAGTTGTACAAAACATTACCATTATCGTTAGTTGCTGTGAACGTGTTTCTGCCACCACACTGAGGGCAGTTGCCCCTGTATGTACCATCGACAGCTATGTCTAGACTGTCAATGAGTGCATTGATCTTGGATGTATCAATCATGACTGTGCATCCTCTTGTAGTGTAGCACTTGCCGTGTGTGCAGAGCGGAGCGTAAGCGCATTTGTAGCTCCTGTCAAGGTATTTTTCATATAGGGTGTCACAGACTGCGGTGACTGGTGACCAGTGACTTGCATGATCTGTACGATACCTACACCGGCCTCAACCATCTCAGTGGTAGCAGTTCGCCTGAGATCAGACAGTAATAACTCTTCACTCAGCCCTGCCTCACGCAGTATGCGTTTAGCGACACGTGAGATGATGTGTACGCCATACGGGTTATACCCATCCTCTGATTTTGAATTTATATTAGGTGCAACATACGGTTGCCAATCAAACTCACCATTCTGCTGTCTCAGCATGTACATCAGATCATCCGATATCGGTAGGTGCACTACCGCCCTGCGCTTAGACTGTTCTAGGTGCAATACACCATTCTCAAAGTCGATGCAGTCCCATGTCAACATACGCATGTCGCCGATACGTTGTGCCCACTCATATGCCATCTGTGCGATGAGGCCCACTGAGCGTGTCTCAAACTTGCTGTACGCGACTTCAAGGAACCTGTGTACATCTTGGGGTTGCCACATGACTTTGCGTGGCTTAGGTGTGAGCGTTTGGATACTGGACCATGGATTATTATCTACAATTCCATACTTCATGGCGTAGTTGAACATCTTCCGGGTAACGCCAGTAATCCGATTCGCAAATGTAATCCCACGATCTGAGAGAGTGTCATAGATAATCTGCGCTTGTGGTGTGGTCAATTGCTTATACTTCAACTGAGCAACACTACGGTCATCAAACGCAGTATCACAAAGCACCCTCAACCAGTAGCGATACTGGTCTTGGGATGCTGAAACACGCTCAAAGTCACGGGAACCTAGATAAGCATCCACAAGGTGCTTGATCATAGTGCCGTTAACTTCTGCCATACATACTCCTTTCAAGGTTGATCAGGGCAGAGCGAATGCTGTTGCCCATGCCCAT